CGTGCGGATACATAAAATTAGAAGGGAACATTAAAGCATCACCTTTTTCTAACTTGTATTTAAGTTCTCTGTTAAAAAAAGCAAACTCTCCACCTTCATAATCATCATTCAGTATAAACGAGCATGATATGGCTCTAGGTCTTGCTTTAAATGAATCCGTATGGCTAGAATAATATCCGCCTTCGTCGTATTTTAAAAGATCATATCCGCTATCTTCCTCTATTTTACAATCTTGAAACTTATTATTATATTTTTTTATACATACTCCCGCAGATGCAAACATATATTTATCTAGTTTTTGTCTTATTTTTTTATTAGTTTCAATTATAATTGGCTGAGATATGCCTATAGTTTTACAATTTCTAACATCTTTATTTATCTTTCCGCCGTTCCCCACAACTGCATCAGTCCATTGATCACTATCTTTATATTCATTTAATATAGCCTCGCATAGCGGATCAGTTAAAGCATTTTTAATTACTACTATATAATCTTGTATATTTTTCATAAACTTATTATAACACTTTTACACCATATAATTTTTCAAATCGATTGGCATCCCCGCGGTCATTGACTATCGACTCCCCCCGAATATTTAAACTTGTATTTAATAACATAGGACATCCAGTTAAATTAAACCATTCTTCTAATAATTGCCTTACCCCACTTTTACAATTCTTACTTACTGTTTGCACTCTACTAGTTCCGTCTTTATGAATGATTGCTGGGTATTCTTTTGGATATTTGGCTTTTACGACTATCTGCATGTAAGGGCTGCTCTTAAACCAGGTAGGCATATCGAAATATTTGTCTGCGTGCTCTTCTAAAATAATAGGAGCAAAAGGCCTAAATTGTTGACGCTGTTTAATTATATTTACTTGGTCTTTAATATCTGCCCCTCTTGGATCTGCTAATATACTGCGATTGCCTAAAGCACGAGGGCCAAATTCTGCCCGACCATTAGCGACCCCTACTATTTTATTAGTTATTAATTCATTTAATATATCTTTTATTGGATAGCTGCCAGGCATATTTGTTCCTAAATATGGACTTTCCCAGTTTAATTTTCCGCCATAAGTTAAAGCCGCTGCCCCTAAACTGCTTCCACAATCACCAGGATTTGGCATAATCCATACATTTTTATAATAATTGCCCAATAAAGTATTGGCTTTGCAATTAAGGGCAACTCCGCCCATATAAACTAAATTATTACTTTTACCTATTTTTTTAGCTTTTAACATTATGTTATTTATGCAGAGCTCTAATATATGTTGAGCATTAGCAGCTACTTTAAAATCACTCATACTAGGATTATAATTATCACACCCTTTATGTAAATTTCTTTTAAATTTTAAATCTTGTGCATCTGCTATAAAATCAGTATATAAATTGTCATCATGGTGATCATAAGCAGCCATACCCATTAAAATGTATTCTTCATCTAAAGGTTTTAATCCAGCCCTACGTGTCATGGCACTATAAAACAATCCTATACTGTGCGGATATTTTTGACACCACAATTTTTTATATGTTGCTTTATTCTTTATATACTCAGCTTGCCAAATAGTAATAGTGTCCCACTCACCTATAGCATCAATAACAACTACTGTCGCATTATTATATGGACTTGTTTGAAATCCAGCTGCCGCATGAGATAAATGATGCGGATAATATTTTATAGGCAATTTATACAATGCTTTATTTGGTAAAGTTTCACGTAATGTAGCCCGTAAAGACTTAAAATTAAATGCCTCTTTATATTGCCCTGCATATAATTGTCTTGTCCGTTTTATCCAAGGAATTTCATAGTACGCAATTTCATCTGGCATACCATACTCCTCAATACATTCTAACAACATTTGCTTGTTAATTTTACTGTCATGCTTTACTTTGCTATATCTTTCACTATGACTAGCAAACAAAATTTTTTCATTTGAAATTAAACTTATTCCCGCATCGTGAAACCCGTAAGATATTCCTAATATGTTCATTAATATTTAGCTGTAAATGTTTTTATATGCGCCCAATAAATAGTCAGCTATAATTGTGTGTTGTTCTTCTGACCAATATTCTACTGGCGTACTAGGAAATAACTTATTATGCAAAGTTTCTATAGATCCAAATAGATAATTTTTATCTTCTTCAATATTTACTATAGTTTCATATGGAGATGACCAGGCATTAAAAAAAAGCCATTTAGCCCCACTAGATTTTACCTTTTGTAACATAGAATTATGCATAATAACTTGCATTTCAGAAAACCAATACGGGTTATAAAATTTAGTATATGCTAGATTATTAAATTGTTTTACATATGGGTCGGTTGTTCTGTCCGTTAATTGTTCAAAAAATCTTTTAGTCTTAGTTAAATTGTTTTCTTCTACTATATCGCCTATAAGACTTGGCGGCTCAAGCATGCAATCATTATTTACTCCAAACTCAAATCTACAATGATGGCTAAAAGCCACTACAATTAAATCTTCTTTTTTTAAGTCTAGCAAATTTAAAATTCTAGCAGATCTCCAATTACTTGCACCTGGCAAAGCATAATTAATTAAATTATAGTTTAAATTGTTTGCCAATTTACTAGCCCATATAGATTTTATACGTACTTCTTCATCTGGATAAAAATTATATCCATAAGTAAAACTATCCCCAAAAACATATAAATTAGGCATCTAATAAATAAATGTATCTTTTATAGGCTTTGGTTGTTTTTTTATTTTTTTAAATAAATAATTGCTAATTTTAAATAGTATTAATTTCATATTATTTTTCTGATTTGGTCTATATCTACAAGAGCCCCAAAAGAATATATTAATCTTTCCCCGCCCAATATTGGTGTAGACGCATGCTTTTCTAAGCTAGCTAAACATAGCCATAAATCATTTACTTCAACATCTATTTCTTCGCCATCTAATATAGGATTTCCACCTTTATTTGGTTTCTTAATCATTAAATTGCATCTAGTGTGAACATATCCTTCGGGCGCTTGGTCTGTATGTTCCTGCACAAAAGCACCATCCAAAAAATGATTGCCTACCATATTTTTATACATAGGCTCAATATAATTTGGAACTAATCCAAACTCATTAAATGCTTCTTTCCAATATAAAGTATCATCCTGAATAGCGAATCTTCTACCAAATCCAGCACCATTTAATTCAAAATCATTATTTGAAATAACAATTTTATCCGCGTATTTCCAATTCTTAACTACTCTAGGAATATTTAATTTCATATAATAGCTATGGGAATTTTTCCCTTTTCTAAAGTTGGCGGTTGTTGTTTTAATTGGTCAAATACTGCCCATGATTTAGAGCCGTCTGTTCTAACATAATGCATAAATAGTTGAACATGCTCATTACCTTCGTATTCATTTCGCCAATGATCTGCAATTTCACCTAAATACATTACCGCATCGCCTGGATTAAGTTCTAAACTAACTTCTGTATTGTCAGGCCTTTGAAACCAAATAGCCCAATCTTTGTCTTTTTTTAGGTTTAAAGATAAACTTATTTCACAAGCTGGCCTGTCTCTGTGTCTAGCCAGTATTTCTTTATTTGTATAAATTCTTGAATAAGCATAAGTAGGTAAAACGTCTTCCCCCAAAATTTTAGAAACCTCAGGGATTTTTTGAACTAGAAGTTTAACAAAAGAAAGGTAGTTATAAATGGATAAAGAGTTTGGGGCTTGGGGGTCCTTTTCCATCAAATTATTTGGCATTTTGCTATAGTCAAGCAATTCATTTGCTAAACAATCTGCTTCTTCTTGTGATATGAAATTAGGTATGTATATATAATTATTTTGTTTTAGTGTCAAATTCATTACTAATTATTTCATCGCAAGATAAATTGTTATATTTCATTCCTATGTTAACGTCATTTCCTAAAGCAGTATCTGAAATTATGCCCATATCAACTCCTTCAGGAACCATAGATGGATCAACAATGTCATCAACGTCTTCACCTATTCTTAAAGCATGAATACAATAGGCAACTGTATTGTCTTCTAATGCAACTAATTCATGCATTTTTTCTGCTTTAATATATATCATTTGAGGAGCAACAAATACAGATTCTTTACCTTCAACAATAATTTTTAATTTTCCGTTTGCTAATAAAGTTAAATGGTCAAAAGAATGCGTATGCCCATGTTCAATATCACCAGCTTTTTCAAAATGCATTTGTCTAGAAAATAAATTAGCAACACACCCTATATTGACATTAAGTGCCATAATTATTTTTTAGACAGTAGTCCAAACCTCTTGCGGTAATGAAGGCCAAGTAATGTCCCCCGCTACAGGGTTAAGCGCATATTGTCTAACAGCGTTTCTATAAATATCAAATGCATTTTTATTTGCAAGATACGGATTACTTAAAGCGGGATCGCTAACACTCGGAATTTGTGTCCAATCAGTTTGTTGTAATAACTCAATAGCCGTTTGTTTATTATCTTCCGCTGTAGGAACATAAAGAGGTGGGTTATTTGCTTCATCCCATTTTGTTAAACAACAATCTACCCAAGAAGGTAGCGAAGTAATATTTTCGTTTTGTTGGTCCCAAAATTCTAGCCAACCTGATGTTTCTTGCCATTGTAAAGCACGGACATTTGAAGGGATTTCGCACGAAGATAAGTCAAGATCTATGTATCCTACTCCGTCTTTTTTTACACTTCCATCTATAGGTATAATTGTTAATAACATTTTTTACTCCTTGTTCTTTAATAATATCGGTTTATCGTCATCTTTTACGTCTACTAATCCTGTTGCTACTCCGGCCGTGTGTAATAGAATTTGTTGGCTAGTTTCATTTGCTTTTACCATTTCATTTCTAAATGATTCTACTGCAGCGCCTGTTGATCTTTGTTGCCCTGAATTTTCTATTAATAACATAGGCATCCAAGCTATTGCGCATTGATATTCATCTACTTGATTACCTGTATTAGTATCATACCCTTGAACTCTAGTAAACCATGCACATTGTAACCCTATACAGTCTTTTTTTATTAATGGGCAATACGTTCCATTTTTAAGTTGCACTTTTTCCCCTATTAATCAATAGTTGCAATAATAAAATCGTAATATTTTACAGCTAAGTTAATCGCATTACCCGTAAATGTACCAGAACCAGAACTAAATGAGAATGGGTGATCATGGGAACCACCACCACCTGTAGCGTTTATGGAGAAAGGAGTAGCGCCATTCATGGTAACATGTCTAACACCATTTGGTGGGCCGGGGGTGTAATTGCCTGAATTAACTGTATGGCTATGGCTTGGAATCTGAGGCGTAGTAAGTGTTGTAGCACCTGCTGTACCCGTCACGGATGTAATAGATACAGATCCTGTTGGTGTTTGTGAGGCAAAAGCTGTTGTAAAGTTTACTGAGCCCCCATTAACTACCGAGCCTGTTACTATGCGCATAGCACTATTATCAAGACCCGCTGTTGTATCTTTAGTCCAACCTGTTGGTGCTGCTGTTTGTTGGAAAGACATCCTAGTACCTGTTGGGAACGCCTTAGTTGATATTGTTTGGAATGTAGGTAATGCTCCCGCGCCATTAGATGTTAATACCTGACCACTTGTACCTACTGAAGCAACTGATTGATACGCGCCAGTAGAAGTTGTACCTCCGGCAAGAACCGCGTATGCTGTTTGACTAGAAGCTCCTGTTCCGCCTGAAGCTACTGGAAGTGCAGTGCCTAAAGTAAGTGAAGATAAGTAAGTTGTAGCGTCGACCACATTGGTACCATTATTAAATACAAACATGGTTTTACCTGCTGGAACCGCAATACCTGAACCTGATGTATTTTTAACGGTAACCGCGTCTGCTAATCCGTTATTAATTAAATATAGTTTTTCAATCTGGCAGCCAGAACCTAGAATAAGTTGACGAGCCCCACCTGAGGTACCTGTTAAATTAAGTCGTAAGTTTCTAGCAGCTTGAGAAGCGTTTGTATCAGTAAGAGTGACTGTAACGTCTGCACTAGAGAAGGCCACATCAGCAGAACCTGTAATAGCTTCACCCAGTGCATCATTGCCTAAGTTGTTGTTAGTTGTTGTGCCCCACGTACCAGACTGTTCGCCTGTAGCTATGAGTTCTATTTTCAGTGCTGAATAGGTGCTTGCCATAATAAATTCCTTTTTAGTTTGCTATATTTTACTACAAATTATTCTTTTTATGCTGCTATTTGCACCCATCCAGGTGTTTGAGATGTATCTATTATATTCCAATTAGGGTTACTTAGTGTAGATGTTCCACCTACTAGTCTAAGATTTGCCACTGCTGGGGTTATTACCCTACTTACTACTGTTGAAGGCGCTATGCCTGTTAGTGTTACTGCTTGTACTGCAGGTGTTATAACCGTACCGCCTACTACAACACTTGGCGCAGAACCTAGTAATAACGCTGTTCCTGTTGGAGTTATTACTTCGCCCCCTACAACTTCTGGGGCGGCTCCTACTAATGTAAGTTGCGCTGTTGCCGGTTCAACATAGAAAGCAAATGTTAGAGCTGGTGCATATCCCTCTACATTTAATGCTCCTGTAGTAGGTACTATTACGGTACCCCGTACTAGTGTAGGTGCTATTCCTTGAACAACCGCACTACCTACATCAGGTGTTATTACCGTTCCTATTACCGCAGAAGGCGCTATGCCATCAAATAAAGCATCGTTAGCTGCGGGTGTTATTACATTTCCGCTTACTATAACACTTGGTTCAGACCCTACTAATACAGATGCCCCTGTAGGTATGAATACCTTACCGTTAACTAAGTTAGGTTCCTGTCCTACTATGGAAACAACCCCTACTGAAGGCGTAACAACTTCTCCACTAACTAGTGAAGGCGCAAGATTACCTCCCCACGCATCTAAGCCCCATCCTTCATCACCCCAACCCAATGCGCTATTAATAGCACCGGTTAACGGAGTAATTACACTGCCTGCTGGTATAGTAGGCGCATATCCTTCAACACCTATATTACCTACAGAGGGCTCAATAAAGAACTCTCTAAATAGATCAGGTGCTAATCCTTGTACTGATACTGTACCAACACTAGGTTCTATTATAGTTCCGCTTAATAAATCAGGTGCAGTACCTAATAACGCTAATACCCCAGTGCCTGTAACAACATTAAAAGTTCTTTCTAATGACGGAGCGAATCCTGATAAAGCTACTTCCCCTACAATAGGGTCAATAACAGTACCTTCACCGAACTCAGCAGAACTCCAGGTTCCTCGTCCCCAGCCACTAGTTGCCATAATGGCCCCTTAAATTAAGTTAAGGTAAAGATACCGGTAGCAGCAGGTAGAACTGTCAATGTATTTGGTGATGTAACAGTAAATTGACTAGATGATAATTGGCAGAAACATAGTAATCTACCAGCGGTAGCGCCAGTTGAGTTACGTAGAATCGCGTATTTAATGTTAGTCAATGAAGCACCAGAAGCTGTAAATGCTAAACCTACTGTAGACATTGTGAACTTCATTTGTTTCGCTGAAGCGCCTACTGTCCAGTACGCTGTTGCTGGTACTAAGTCTTTACCGCCTGTTACATAACCACCTGTTGCAGCGATTTCATTTGTTATTTGCGAATAAGCAGTTAAAGTAAATGTTGATGCATTACTTGCGCTTGTTGCCAATACCA